TTTTTATAGGCGCACGAGCCATAAAGGCGGTCATAAACGAACAGGCCAAAGTTATGGAACACCCGCTTGAATCGGGCGCAACTATAACAGATCACCGCGTGATTATGCCAATAGAAATTGAATTGTCTTTTATTTTAAATCGCGAAAATTACCAAGATACATATAGGCAAATAAGGCAATACTACTACGCCGCAGATTTATTGATTGTTCAAACGCGTTCGGGCGTTTATGAAAATCAATTAATAGCCTCAATGCCACACGAAGAAAACCCCGACCAGTACAACACTTTAACGATGGCGGTTACGCTCAAAGAGGCACAATTTGCATTAACAGAATTCGATTTCGCACCCCGTGACGTTTTGCAGTCAACTACAAACAACAGGGGTGCACAGCAAGGCACAGAAGTAAACGCGCCTTTAAGATCGTATAGCGCACAATTATTTGATAAAGGCGCGGCAGTTATACAGGGGGCATCTTGATGATTTTAGTACCCATTGCGGCAGTACCTAATCAAACGTTTTCTATTTCTTTAAATAACATGCGCTATGATATTGCTATTTATGTAGCTAGAAACATCATGGCGATTGATATAGAGCGAGACAATGAAACACTAGTTCTAGGCCTGCGGCTTGTGCCTAATTCGCTTGTTATACCCTACAAGTACCTAGAGGAAGGCAATTTTATAATTTTAACAGATGATGAGGAATACCCGTATTATACACAGTTCGGAATTTCCCAACAATTATTATACGCATCCTCAGCCGAGCTATTAAGCCTAAGGGCAGAAAATGGCGAATGAACTAGATCCGCGCATTGTTCAAGTGGCAATAGAAGTTGACGGCGTGATTAAAACTTATGATCAAATACTTATAACAGCGACAGGCACGAAATATGCAAATCCTTTGCAAAATTCCGCGCAGATCACATTAACAAATTTGGACAGGGTAACACAAGATTATATTTTAAGTGAAACAAGCCCGTTTAATCTCAATCGTACACCTAAAACAGTATCGTTATTTGCTGGCCGTGAGTCTTACGGCACGACCTTAATTTATAGGGGCAATATAATAAGCGCGGTAGTATCTCAACCCCCAGATCTAACCGTTACCCTAAAATGTTTAACGGGTAATTATATTAAGGGCTCAGTGCTTGCGAGGTATCAACCTGGCACCGCGACACTGTCGGCCATAGCTGCGGGTATAGCACAAGACACAAACACAATTTTAAACTTTCAGGCGACAGATAAAAACATAACTAATTATAATTTCTCAGGTTCAGCGCTTGATCAAGTCGAGTTACTTAATAACTCCGGCAATTATAACGCTTATATAGATGATAATATTTTGATTGTAAAAAATGCGGGCGTACCAATTGCAGGGATTGCGCGCGTATTAGATGCAACTAATGGTTTGATTGGCGTGCCTGAAATGACAGAGCAAGGCGTTAGAGTTAAATATTTACTCGATAACGTTTCAAGGCTTGGCGGTGAGCTTAATTTAAAGAGTTTAGTATATCCCGCAGCTGATGGAAGTTATATAATATACAAATTAGGCTTTGAAATAACTAACAGAGACACCCCTTTTTACCACATTGCGGAAGCAGCAAGGCGATTATGACAAGTGCAACGGGTAATAATCCAAACATAAACCCAGCTAATGACGACTCTTTAGCGGGTACTTTTCGCTTCGCTTTTAGTCAATTAATGCGCAATACTGATGGCATGCTGCCCGCCCGCGTGCTTAAATACGAGCGAGAAGAAAACAGGGTTCAGGTTGAGCTAATGATTGCGATGGTCACAACTTCAGGCGCTCAAGTTAGCCGCTCGCAAATCGCAAATATACCCGTAATTAATATCGGGGGTGGTGGGTATATATTAAATTTTCCGCTCGCTGTTGGTGATTTGGGGTTTATATCTGCTAATGATCGCGACATAAGTCTATTTTTACAAAGCTTCGCAGAGTCTCCACCAAATACCCACCGCGTTAAGAATTTCGCTGATGGTGTTTTTATTCCCAGCGTTTTAACAGGGTATGACGTGAGTGGTGAAGATGGTAACGCGGTTTTGCAAAATCTTGACGGTACAGTTAAAATATCGTTATCACAAACGGGCGTAAATATAAACGCGGCGGCTAGTGTCACTATTGATTCACCCCTAACCACGGTTACCGGTGAACTTGTAGTACAGGGATTAACGAGGACAACCGCAGGCCTTGCAGTAACGGGTTTTGCAACGGGTACTTATGCGGCATGGGTGGGCGGGTCGCTTTATGTGACAATTGACGGGCAAGCGGGAACATTGTTTAACCCTTCACCTCCGGGGGGCGGGGGTATACCTGTGCCACCACCTACACCTCCATAAAAAAGGGCATATTATGGCAGCTCAAACTTTGGCAGTTAATGAACAAAATGATTTGTATTTAGATAGCGCGGGAAACATTGCGGTCATCTACGATTTAGCGGGCACCTTGCAAGCATGTGCACACGCTACAAAAACGATACTAGGTGAGATGCTACTAGCAGTAAACGAGGGTATACCTAATTTTCAAACGGTTTGGGTAGGCGTGCCAAACCTGCAACAATTTGAGGCCTCGATTCGTTCAGCAATTTTAAAAGTGGTGGGGGTTGTTGAAATAGTGTCTTTCATCATGGAACAAAACGCAGAAACACTTGATTATTCGGTTGTTATTCGCACAATTTACGGCACGGGGAGCGTAACCAATGGCTGATGCTGTTTATAATTATATAGAGCCATCCGGTGTTATCATACCTGACACCGATGTAATACAAGAGCAGGTAATAGAAGAGTATAAAAATATTTTTGGTTTTGACCTCATAGTTACACCAAACACACCGCAGGGTTTACTTATCACTGCGGAAACTTTAGCCCGTGACGCGGTTGCAGTTAATAACGCAACTTTGGCCAATCAAATAAATCCTAATATCGCGGGCGGTTTATTTCTAGACGCAATATTAGCGCTAACAGGCATTGAGCGCACCCCCGCGACTTTTACCACTGTTATAGGCACAGTTACGGGCGTTGTGGGTACAATTATACCGGCAGGTTCTCAAGCAAGGATATCGACAAATGACGAACTTTTTGAGACGACAACGCTTGTAACAATACCGCTAGGCGGCACTATAACCGTACTTTTCCAGGCCGTTAATTCCGGGCCTATAGACGTGGGGGTTGGTACGCTTACGGACATTGTAAGCACTGTTTTAGGATGGGAAACAGTAACAAACGCTTCTGGAGAGGAAACGCTAGGTACTAATACCCAATCAGATATAGCCGCTAAAAGTTACAGAAAAGCCACACTTGCGATACAAGGGCAAGCGTTACCCGAGGCGATTTTGTCAGGCGTAAACGCATTGCCTAACGTGACCAGCGCGACATTTTTAGAAAATATTGAGAGTACGCCCGAGGTTGTAAGCGGCGTAAGTATGAACCCCAATTCTATTTATGTGTGCGTTGATGGCGGGGCAGATCTAGCGATTGCCGAAGTGCTAACTAATAAAAAATCGGGGGGGTGTGGTTATACAAACGGCGCAGGCGTCCCCGTCAGTGTACCCGTTACCGTACCTTTTAGCGGGCAAATAATAGATGTTTTATTTGATCGCCCTACACCCGTGCCGCAGTTGGTACGCGTGACAGTTACGGCGAGCGAAACACTTTCAAACCCCACAACGGTTGTTAAAAATGCAATTTTGGCATATGCGGCGGGCGAAATACCTGGAGAATCCGGCTTAGTTATAGGTGAAGACGTTTCTTGTTTTGAGCTTGCAAGCGCAATTAATTATTATGATAGATCTATATTTGTGCAGGATCTAGAAATATCAGACATTGCCCCGGTCTCGTACAGTAACGTAACAAAAACCATTGAAGTTTTTGAGATAGCGACAATATTAGCATCTAGCATTTCGGTGACTGTATTATGAGCCAAACTATAGAAGATATAGATATTGATATAACAGTATTTCCGGCTCTTCTTTGGCAATACTCGAACGCTCAAAATATATATGATTTATTACTGAATAAAAATTTATGGTATTTGCAATATTATACGGGTTTTTGGCTTAATTGGATTTTTGACGTTTTCGACTTGCGCGAGGCGAATCTTTTTGGTTTAACAATTTGGTCTATAATACTCGATTTTCCTCTTTATGTTAATTTAGAACCGCTAGACCCTGATGCGCCTTTGTGGGGTTTTAATGAGTACACCTTACCCCCACCACCTAGCCCGCTAATTAATACATACGTAAATTTTACGCATGGAAACCTTGCGCCTAGCAGCGCCTCAAATTTAACTGAAAGTGATCAACGTATTGCGCTACAATTAAGATATTATCAACTAGTCACGCGCGGGGCAGTTGGTGCGGATACCCTAAACCCGTTAAACGTTAATGTCTTTTTAAATTATATTTTTGGTGATCTGGGCGGCGTGTGGATGATCGATAATTTAGACATGACAATTACATATGAATTTAATTACACACCCTCGCAAAATTTATATGCCGTTATAATCGAGCATAATTTATTGCCTAAGCCTGCAGGTGTGGCAATTAGCTACATATTGCCGCCTTAAAAAAAAGGAGTTTGAAAACATGGCTAAATTTTTTGTAAACCCGTTTGCAGTAGATGGCGATAAATCAGGAATACCCGACACAACCCAGCCCAGCGGAGCGGTAAGTTACCAAATAGGCTGGGGCGTCGATTATCAACTTGATATAACAGGGGTTGACCCTAACGCTAAACCTATCCCGCGCAATGAAAGCAACCAATTGTATTTTGATATAACAGAGGCTATAAAGCAGTACCAGACGTTAGGTGTGCCCGATTTCATCACAGCCGCCGAGAATTTAGGGTTTGATTATATTTACGATATTTATGCACGCGTTAGGTATGATGACGGTGGCGGGTTTAAAGTATATGAGAATCAGGTAGGCGCTAACACAACACTACCCACCGACCCCAGTTGGGCAGTAATAAGCGGCGGCACAAATCCCGCAGGCTCGATTTTATCGTTTGCGGGTACAACAATACCAGATGGGTATCTTGAGTGTAGCGGTGCCGCAGTGAGTCGCCTCACATATGCGCCACTTTTCGCGGCAATCGGTGAAATTTGGGGCGCGGGTGATGGCGTTACAACATTTAACTTACCCAATTTGCGCGGCCGTGTGCCCATGGGCGCAAATGGTGCGGTTGTACCTGGGGCGCTGGGAATAGGGGACGCAGTAGGTGACATAGGCGGAGCCTCGACAATTACGCTATCACTTGCAGAAGCACCGCCACATAGTCACAGGCCGGCTGTTGGTTCCGGGGGGCGTGGCTTCGTTGTTAATAACGTGAGCACCGGGCCTTTCCTGTCCTTAGCGTCAGGGGGTACAAATACTAATTACCAATCTAGCACAGACGTACAGGGTGGAGGTGCGGCACATATTAATATACAGCCGTCAGCGATCATACTCATGATTATTAAATTTTGATGTCAAATTTTCCCGAAGCCGTGCAAGTTTTATTTGCTCATGAAGGGCGTTATGTTAAAGATCATCACGATTTTGGCGGTGAAACAAATTTTGGCATAAGCAAACGCCAGTACCCGGATCTTAACATAAAAAATTTAACGCGAGAAAAAGCGCGCTTAATTTATTACACGGATTTTTGGGTTAGGTATAGACTAGATGAGGTAAAAAATAGAACGTTATCGACACAATTGCTTTTGTCTTTTGCGAATATGTCGCCTCATGCGGCGGGTACGTGTATTCAAAAGGCAGCAAACGCGCTA